GTCTCTCCGTATATCTGTATTGCTCTCCAATATAATGACGGCTCCCAACAATCTGTAGTTAATTCCCAATCCTCATCTCCACCATTGTATTCCATATTGAGACCCCTATTCCATCTCCATATTTTGTGAACATTCAGTTCTAAACTTTCTTGTCCTGCGAACCTATATATACCTACCTGTTGAGGTCTAAAGATTGTAGTCTTACAAAGGTTCAATCCAAACTCATTCCAATAGTTAGTATTGTTTGCAGTTATTCCCATTGGTTGCAATGCTAATTGTGCATTGTTTAGACACTCTCTTGTAGTTCCATCACTCCACAATGGTTTAGGCATTCTACACTTGTGAGGACTAACAGGATAAAAAGGTATTTCCCATCCGTGGTCTGCTAATGTATCTCCACAAGGTAATAAGTTCCAATCACAATGAACAGAACGAAAATCATTACCATTTCCCCAACCTTGACCTATTATTGTATCGTCTCCTTGCATACCCCACCAATACCAACCCAAGAACGTAGGGTCATTAGACATTACTCCGAAGTCATCTAAAAATGAGTGGTCAAAGCAAGGCATAACTACACAATCATCAAAAGTGATTGCTCCACTTAAATCTGAATTAACAGTATCATAATTAAGACCACCTTCAAAGTATGTGCAGTCATCATTATCATCTGCCATAACTAAAGCGTTCCCATACTTCATACAAGCGTAAGAAGGTTGAGACCACTCACTTGTTACATTTCTATTTTCTACATCAAATGAATAGTTTTCTATCGTGTCTAAACTAAACTTAAACTCCTGCTTTCCGAATAGAACCAATTGTTTTTTAGTCCAATTCTGTTCCATAAATGAACTATCTACTTTGTATCCAATAGTGGCGAAACATAACCTAACAAGGTTTACAATAAAATAAGCAGGTGTAAAGTCCTCAACATCAGCGACATTAGTTCCCCCTACCCACTTACCTGTGTTTACTAATGGATATACCATATGAGCATCATCTCCATCAACTGCATTCCAAGTAGCCATAATACTTGCCTTATCATAAGGTTGAGATTGAGCCATTGAACTTGGATATAAATTTCCTTGAGTGAAATCTAAATCACACATCATCCTACTCTCAAGTTGAGATACCCATTCCTGATTATCTGCTAATACTTGAACATCAAATTGCTCTGCTTCAAAGAACTTTGTCCCTGTAGACTTTAACGAGAACCTCCCCTGAATGATTTTAATTCCATTTATGAATATCGCACAAGGTTTAAGACCGAGCAAATCAAAGTCGTCCCTATAATTATTCAAATAACAGGACTTTAGTATTCTTTTGTTGTTTGGGGTTGCAGGAAGTGTAAAAGTCTTGGAGAACGAGGAATTTGAACTATTTAGGTTCTGTATATCCTTGATAGAATAAGTGAGGGCTAAAGGGAAGTTATTAGCCGACTTTACATCAAACTCTCCGATAACATTATTTACATCATCATATACTTGAAAAATTACCTGATTATCCATATCTAATTTTTATTTACCGTATGCTCTCTTTTACTTACAACGAATGAGAATGAAATTTCCAACAAGTCTTCATCTGTATCTATAAACTCAACACTATCAGGGTTTATATAAACCTGCATCCAATATGAATAAGTCTCATCTGTAACAAACATTTCTCCACCTACCTGTGCTTCCATATATACTTCAGGACTTGACAAAAATTCCCTAAACCATATTGCTTCTGTTTGGTTCATCTTAAATGTTGTGCAACTATACTTATCATACAATACTCTTTTACTTGATTGAAGTCCACCTGCAGTAGTTCCCCACCAATAAGGGAAAGGATAATTTTTCTCCCACTTATCTGCTTTAGTGACTGCACTTATTTTATACTTACCTCCTAACATTTGGTATCTATCAAAACCTCCTAACATATTCTTGAAGTGGAATACTAATTCAGGAACATTAGCAGTATCATTATCTAAACCACATTGCAGTTGTGAAGTGAAAACATTAGGTGCATCTATAACCTCATACCACCTCGTCCATATTTGTTGTCCTCCTAACAACCATAAGTTAAGAAAACCACCACCAAACAATGATATTTGGTAACTATCTACTGCAGACATATCTACTCCTACTCCACTACTATCCTCTCCTGCAAAAAAGTAAGGAACTCCCCCTGTCGCAGGTTTCATTTCAGGGTCTCCATTGATGATTGCCTGTTCCCAATCCATTAAACCTGTTGCACACATATACCATTCAGGTTCAGAAACATCAACATCAACCCAATGTAGTCCTACCATTACATTAGCAGAGTATGTTATCATAACTAACTGAAAATTCGTTTGAGTTGTGCCGTTATAATTTTTATTGTCTACTACCCAAGACAACCAATTGTTTGAACTATGACTTGTAGGTATCGGTTCAGGTGCTAATGAGAGGGGTTGGTGTTGGTCAGAAGTTGTCTCTACTCTACTAACGTGATAATCAGTAGCGTTTGCATTACTCAAGGTCTGTAACAATTCCTTTGCCTTACCTCCCATTTCAAAGACATAAAAATTATTACTTGTTAAGTTTGGACTTGCGTCCTGTTCTATAAAACCATCTGCATTTAACCTCTCTTGATAAAACTTAATTCTACACTTTAATAAACCATAATTATATTGCTTCGGAGTTCCTATTTGTCCGTTAGCCATATACCTACTATCTCCTACTCTGTTTGTTGAGTATTTTGGAATATAACTTAAACCTAACAATCCTAAAGGTATCATAAGTGCTATCTTATCTTGAAAGATTTTTTCTGACCATAACTTAAAGGTGGTTGGAGTGTTAATATCTCTATTCAATCTCATTCCTCCACCTATGCTTTCCCAAGCACTTGTTATCCTATTATAAAATTGACATTGAGCAACTACATACAGGACACCTGTGTTTGTATTGCTTATCTGATGATATATCGGAAACGCACAAGTGTTATAAGTGCCTGAACTTGGTTGTTGTTGAATTGTAAATGCCATAACTAAAATTCTATTACTTTATTCAATGCCTTTTCTGCTACATCATCTAATTCCTTCTGAAACATATCGTCCAACTTTGTCTGCTCCAACATAATTAAGGGCATTGATTTTTCCACAAAACCTAACTTACTTTTATCTACAGGAATACCTACTTCTGAATGTTTTCTCGCTATCATAAATGCTATTGCTCTGATTTCTGCAACACCACTTCCAATACCTTTAGTTTTTAACCAATCAATAAGACCTCCTATGTATTTAGAAGTTCCTGCTCCTGTTCTGACATTGGGGTTGTAAGGAACATTCTGTGGTTCTACTCCATAATTTACCCAATACCAATAATTTTCTCCGATAATAGACACCTGAACGTAGTCGTTACCAACCTCTACAACACTCTCCATAGAGTTGATTAAGTTTCCTGTTGCTCTCCTGCCTAATTCAATAAGTTTATTACCAAGAATTGCAATCATCTTTGTCCCTACTATTTTAAGTTGTCCATATCTATCATTCATCACGCACAATCTTCATAATATGAGACACTAACACTAAACCTACAACCTGCTATCCTATCTGCTCCACTTTCCTGAAATACAACTAAATTTGTAGAACTATTTGGAGTGATAATCATATCAAAATTATCGTTTTCTATATCTTGGTAGAAGTTCTTCAAGAAAGCAGTAGCCATTCCCTGTGCCTGACTATGCTTTATCTGTAACATTGTGTTCGGTTCTGTATCCTGACCACCATCACTTGTTGAATACCATATATATATTTCAAAATTCGTAGCGACCTCTACATTACCTCTCTCTAAATTAGTCGGAACTACTACACTTGTATTATTTACATAAACAGACCCTACAGGATATACTCTGTTATGCTCCTCGTTTATTTCTGATGGAATACCATAGAAATACGCACTACAACCTGTATTGGTTAGTGCAGTTCCTATTCTATTGATTACACTTATTAGTGTTTGATAATTAGCCATTACTTCCTTCTATTTTTTTTAATTCTTTTGTTTACCCACTTCAGAACCTCTCCGTCCCTTATAGTAGTTGTCCTATCTGCAGAAGTAGTATACATTATTCCTGTTGTCCTATTTCCTTCCGTAAGTGTTTGAGTAAACTCTATATATGGTTGGCTTGCTTGTAATTCTGCCGACACACTTGAGAAAGTAATAGGGTCAATCCTTTCCTGTTGTGTAGACCTTAACTTACCTGTTCTATATTTATTTATTCTTGCCATAATCTTATCTATTTTTCTTTGGTGTTTTTCTTTCTATTTCTTTTCGTGCCTCAATTTCATACTCTGCAATAGAGGACTTATATGATTGGTATGTCATTACCTTGTATAAGTTAGTTTTCAATACACTATCTATTGGCGTCATATTAGCGTGTGTAAACACTCCATCCTTTGCTATTGAGTATAATGTATTCAACCAACCATAACCATCCATTATTTTCGCACTTTCTGATGTCATACCTGTTGATAGAGTTTTTCCAAATAAGTTGGGGAAGATTTCCTCCAAGTGTTTACCTGTGTTGTCAAAAAAAAAAAGAAGTTCCAAACTACATCCATTGGTAATTCCTTAAACATTTTCTCTCTCTTTCCTATAACCTTATCTACATCATCAAAAGTTTCTCCTTCTAATCTACATAATATAGCCATCTGTTTTGCTACTACACTCATTCTACCCAACTTGATATTTTTGTTTAACAAATCTAATTGAGATGCTTCTACGAAGTCCTCAAATGTGCTTTCCTCCATATTCAGTTTAGGAAAATGATATTTCTTCCCCTTTAACTCAAAAAATTCCATTTCAGATGAAGGTTTATCTTGTTCCATAAACCAAGTCATTCCGTTTACTATTTGTATAACATCAGACTTGTGAATTAGATTAACCTTATCCATAGGAAGTTTACTCATCTTACTAAAGATTTCCTTACTACATTTCAACCACTCTACACTTCTCCTCGCTTCCTCTATTGTTTTCTCATCATCACTCATATCTTCAGGCATTGCATCAGACAAACCATAACTATTTATCTTTTCTAATATCCACACCCAATCCTTCAACCTCAATTCCTTCCACTCGTTAGGCATTTCTGCCGTGGTTTTATCGCTTAATTTTAGTTTCAACATATTCTATACCTTGTTGTTTATGATAATCTATACAAATCTTTTCCATTCTGTTTATAGCAGTAAGATGATATTCATATAACTCATCTATAATTTCTGTCATTTCTAAACTATTCTCCTTCGTTTTGAGTGCCGTAACAAAACCAATAACAGAGAACACCATAAAGTTCGGAAGCATCATTATCCAATCCTCCTCCCTTCCGTCTCTCATAAATTCTATAGCAAGACTATTACTAAAGCCAATACCTCGTGTCTTTATGTCCTTGAAAGCCAAGAACTTATCTGTGGTTTCCCCTTCGGTTGCATAGTAAATTGTCTCATCTATTTTAGTGAGATACTCGTCTATCAACTTGGTGTGCTTTCTGTTTAATGTTTTAATCTCTAACATAGGTTACAAAAATAAAAATTCTTTTTCTTTAATTTACGAACTTTTTTTATTATGAGAAATAAGTTATCCGAGTTTTATTTAACTCAAAGAACATTCTCATCATTATCGCATCTGCGTAATCAGGAGACCTACCTAATGTGGACTTGATAGTTTCCTTTGGAGTTATTGCTAACTTCGTTGTATCCTTGTCCATATGATGCCTTCTAACTACCTCAAACTCTGCTATAATATCCTCCTGCCAATCTCTCTTTCCAATATAAACTTCCCCTTTATTTACTTTATCTGCTAACTTGTAATAGCATTGTGTTTTGAGATTTGCAAAATTCTCGTTGTCAAATGGTTTACTCCCATTCTTAAAACCTTTACAACCTCTAATCATATCTACTACACCACCACCAATACCATCCTCATCTATCACTATGTGAGACCTCATCACTTTATGGAATTGTGCTAACTCTTGTATCTGCCTACCAACTTCTACTAAATCAGACTTATCTATCCTGACTATATCATCTAATCTCCACCCATTCCAAACACAGATAATTGTTTTATCTACACCAAATCTTGCGACATCACAAGATATAAAAGTTTCTCCACCTTCTACATAACTATTACTGAAACAATCTACTAACTTATCATAATCATATAACTTGTCCTCCGTGTTCTCATATTCCCAATCTCCCTGAAGCAGTCTCATTCTACTTATCTTATCAAGACGATTTAACTGCTCAATGTAGTGTTTTGATATGTGAGGGTTATCCATCACTAAAGACTGAATAAACTGCTTGTATGGCTCTATAGTGCCATCTTTTGATTTCTTATAGAAGTCCGTATATATCCAATTCTTTACAGGGTTACAAGTCATTAGGAGTTTTGGAATGAGTTTATACTCATCTAACTTATACCTCATCCTTGATGCTACGATACTTGTTGCCTTCTGTGGAATTTCTCCGACCTCATCTATGAAACCTCCTGTAATTTCTAATGAACCTAACCTCTGGTATTCAGGGTCTGAAGGCATATGAGACAAATCTTTTAGAATTATTTTTGAACCTGTTCTACTAAACCATATAGAACTTTCTGATTGATTATACTTGAACTCGTTTATATCAAGTCCTTGCATCTGAACTATTTCAAAGAATGTTTGTAAGGTTGTCTCCTTCAGGTTCTTCAGTTTAGACCTGCCTATTAACCACCGAGTATTCGGATACTTAAAACACATTTTCAATATCCAATAACAACCGAGTGCAGACTTACCACCACCTGCTCCACCACCGAACAGGAGTTGATTTGTGTAATCATTCTCCAATATGTCTAATGCAATCGTTTGTTTTTTAGTCAGTTCCATAAAGGTTTTTTCTGTTAAGGAAATACTCACTTCCCTGATGGTCAAAGGCATAATGACACTCCATACATAACAACTGAATGTTAGACTTATCTAATCGTAATTCAGGGTATGCTCCCTTACCTTTAATATGTGAGAAATAATGAACTCTTGCCTCATCTCCTAAATGACAGAGGCAGTTTATACACCTATGTTCTCTTTCTTCCCATATCTCCTTAAAGATTTTCTTTTCCCCTGTTGGTTTTCTCCTCCTTTTCATAGGTCTTTGTTTCTCTCCATACTATTTCTGAACCATCTGCACCTGTGAACTCTTGTCTCTCTACATAACCTCTCGTCTTACCCTTTGTCTTTAAGAAAAATAGTAGTTCAGGAGTTGCTCCGTCCTTAATCTTTTTCATTAACATAGTTTCTGCGAAGTCCAACAGACTTTCCTCTATCTCAATACACTTATCTCTAAATTCTACATCCTCCTTTCTCCAAGTGTAAAAAGTGTTTCTACTTATACCAACTCTCTTACAACAAGAACTGATGTTGGTTAGACTTAATTCAAAGTTCTCAAGAAATAATTTTTTCTTTTCCTTTGTTCTTTCCTGTTCCTCCTTTTTTATTAGTGTCATCTTTGTCATTTTTTGTTTCTATTGATTTCTTTAATTGTTCTACATTGATTACCATTGCCTTACCCATATGAGTATTCTTATAACTCTGTGCTTTTTCTATGTTTAAGGTTGTTTCTAAATAACTTGTGTCTATTTCATTATCAGACATAATAATTACACAATCATACTTCTCACTAAACTTACTTACTATAGGCATTTCTGCGTTACTATCATCATAACTATAGAACTCCTCCTCAAAGTCATCAAGGAACATACCTAACTCTGCTTCATTGAAACCTACATTGAGTAGGAAGTCCTTTTCAAAGAAGTTAGCCAAACTATCCATATCAAAACTCGCTTGGTTTTTGTTTAACCTTATGTTTAGTTCTTTCTCCTGTTCTAAATCTAAATCTAATTCCACACAAGGAATATCCTGCATACCCATATCTTTAGCAATTCTATATCTTTGGTGTCCACCGATAATTACACCTTCTCTCCCTTCGTGTTTGTTTATCACTATTGGTTCTGCGAAGCCGAAGGTCTCTAAACTCTTTCTTATTTGTTGATATTGTGCCTTTGTTAATTGGCGAGGGTTATACTCTGCAGGTTTTAATGCCTTCAGTTCTTTATATACTATTTCCATTTTGTTTTGTTTTAAGATTACTATACCATTTGATTGTTTCCTCTATTCCTGTAATAAATTCCGTTGGTTTATATCCATAACTTTTCAATAAACTTATGTCTGCTACCGATTTTCTTATGTCCCCCTTTCTATTTTCTGCCCTAATGATTTGGGGTTGATTAGGAGTTGAGCAGTAAATCAGTTCTAAAACTTCGTTGAGTTTGAGTTCCATCCCACTTGCAACATTAACTATTCTACTTATGTTTTTTTCTACTGCAAGGATATTGACCTTACAAATATCTTTAACATATACAAAGTCTCTTGTTTGTAAACCATCTCCATCTATCCTGATAGGTTTATCCTCAACTACTCCTTTAACCCAAGAAGCAACCACTCCTGCATAAGCGTTGTGGCTATACTGATAAGGTCCGTAAGCATTGAAATATCGGAGGATGCAAAAGTCCAAATCGTATAGTTCCTTATAAAGAATAAGGTAGTCCTCTATGATTTTCTTTTGTAAGCCATAAGGCGACATAGGAGAACATATAACACTTTCGTAGGTAGGAGTGGGTGCTTGGTCTCCATATACTGCAGATGACGAACTAAAGATTATTTTCTTTACTCCTTCTAATCTTGCGTTTTCCATCAACGACAAGGTGTTCGTTACATTGTTTTCGTTTGTAAGTTTAGGGTTCTTAACTGATAACGGAACTTGTGGAGTTGCTCCGAGATGGAATATAATATCTATGTTTTCACAACAAGTGTTAGCGAAGTTCTCATATCTGTATTCAAACCTATATGTCTCTCTGACTAAATCATTAACTGCCCATTCATTATCTGAACCTCCCTGAAGGTTATCTACTCCTACAACATCCCAATCTGTTGCAAGTAAAATGTAATGAACTAAATTCCATCCGATAAAACCTGCACAACCTGTAACTAATACTCTCATCTAAAATGGTAGTTTCAAAGTTCTTTGATACGGATGCTTTCTTTTAGCCAATCCTGTATCTTTCTTTAACTGAATACTTTCGCCAAACATTTTTCTTAACCAGAGTGTGTCTATCTTTTCTTGTTCCATAGTTCTATAACTTGAACAACCACCTTGATTAGCGAATGTATCAGTAAAGACTAAACTAAATCTACTATCTACAAAACACTTTCTGTGATGGTAAGCATTAAGTCCACTTACCCAATAATCTTCAACTAACTTTTGGTCTTCATCAAAATACAACTTACTTCCTTCTAAAATTCCGAAACCTCCTCCGAGTATATAACCTGTCAATCTAAACGGATGCAATTCGTGATAACCTGTAGGACTTGCAAATGGATTGAAACCAAAATAATGAGACCCCATCAACTTACATACATTCGCAGTCCATTGGATAACCTCGTATGCTTCCTCACTCCATAACTTGACTTCCTCTCCCTTTTCTGTGTATAGTCTCCTCATCTGTGTCATATCATCATCAACCTGAAAACAATTTGGAAACTGCTCCATTATCCATTGTCTTTTTGGAGTGAGACCGATAATACTATCAGGGTGTGCAATGATTTCCGTATTCGGATTGTGTTTAACGTAGTCCTTGTATTGACTATCAGGCACACAGATTTTTACGTTATCTATGTGTTTGTTTGTTGTTACTCTATCTGCTCGTAAATGAGAGGGGACGATAATATCTACTTCTAAAGCCATATGTGTATACCTTTTTTATTCCTTTTAAGCGAACATACCCAAGTTCTGAAGGTGTTAGGGTGCAAATATATGAAACTTTTTTTTATATGCAAAGAAAAAGGGTAGCCGAAACTACCCCTTTTACAACCAAAAAACATTTCCAAAGCAGAACAATACTAAAGAAAAGTTAGAACAAAGATACAGAAACATTTTAATTGGAAGACTAAAACAAGCAAAAACTTCGGAAAAGGTCGTTAGCAGGACGAGCCGTGGTTGGTCTATTCATAAAAAAAGGAGGGAACTAACCCTCCTGAAAAACCTGTTATATAATGTCGTCAAACAAATAACTAAAATAGCATACTATTGGTTTTTAACTGAATTTTGTAAAGATATGAAATAATCTTTTAACTGATACATTTCTTGTTCCAAAACTTCCATCATATCTAACAACAATACAATGTCCTTATCCTTCCACTTGTCTATAAATGCTACCATCATATTGTGACACGCTTTGACATTTTCTTGAGGGTTGATGATTGTCGGTATCTTCGTTCCTTCTATTGTTTTGACTACTTTGTTGTAGTCCTTAAGTATTGATTTCGTTTGTTCTAAATTTAATCCTTTATTTTCCATTGTAGTTCTGTTTTAAGTTGGACGAGGGTAATATACCCTCATCCTTGGTTAATTCTTTTATAAGTTCTTGAAAGTTGTTTTACCTTCTTTTCCTAAATCACATAGGTTAGATTGTGGCTTGTAGTATAAGTGCTTTCTCATTGGCTTGAAACCAAATGTAGTTTTTCTGAAGTTGCAGTATTCAAATACCTCATCTCTCATTTCTGATGGAAGTGCCTCGTTCAATATCTCTAAAAGTGTAACTCCTTTCTTCATTATTCTTGCTTGGTTATTTTCTATAAATCTCACTATACTCATACAAACTAATATCCAATTTTTTAATTTCCCAAAGTTAAGTGAACCTGCGTGGCATCTAAACTCTAATGTTTCTCCATTTGATTGTGACGAGCATCTTACCATATTCATCCAATTGTATCTTGTGTTTGGGTATCTACCTAAATCTGTTTTCTTGTTTGTGTGCTTATCTAATTTAGTTCTACCGAAAACAAACTCTGCTATTTTCTTGTTAGCATTTTTGAAGTTTGTATTTTTGTATTTTCTAACGTCTATCTTTGGGCAGTAAGAATTACTTCTTCTACTTTCAGGTAGCATCTCAAATATATCATCTTGAATTTGACAAGCAAGTCTTAAAGCCATTGCTCCAAATGCTCTGTTGAAATTTGCTCCTCCAATGTGAACGTGAACTCCACACCTTCTATCAACTTCGTGTTCTGTGTTGTTAAGTGAATTACAAATTGCTTCAAGTTCTTCTAAACCTTGATTTCCTTTAAGAACTCCTGTTACATATTCACGACCATTGATTGAACCATCATAACAAGCAAGTGTATTAAGGTTGTTTTCGTATACTTCTCTCTCCATCTCTGAATTGTTTCCTCTTGAAGTTTCTAATTCAACTCCGAAAGTGTAATTCATTCCTCCTAACTTTGAGTTTCTCGTGTTTGTGTTTTGATTGTTTCTTGTGTTGTTGTAGTAGATAGTAGCCATTGTTTTTGTTTTTTAGTTATTTAATTTGTTTGACATTGTAAAACTACGAGTAATTTTATAAGTAAAAAATTATTTTATCTTTTTTTTAAGAAAAAGTGCAATTTTTTTTATTCCGTAGATAACAAACAACTAAAAGTTTTTTTATGATTATCGTGATTTTTCGGTATGTTTAGGTATTAAGTCTACTCCAATAGTTCTTTAGAAGTCATTTATGGAGGTCGTTTTTCCGTCATTATATAAAAAGAGGGTGGAAGTATTGCTAATTGACATTCGGCAGGAATTACTCAATTAAACGGACACAACCACCCTCTACCAAAAAACACCTACTTAATATGTAGATACTTTATTGCTAATGGACTTTAATTCTTGAACTATATTTTTAAGCTCGGAACTATCTTCAGACAATATATCAAACCCATATCTTAAATCAATGTCTTCTATCTTATCTGCTATAGTCTTTAAGATATTACAATCATCATAATCTAATTCATCAAGGTCTTCTGTCTCCCAACTTTGATTATAAAGTTCAATCTCGTTAGTTGGCTCAACTTTACCAAACAAGGTGTCTTGAGATTTTTTATCATACAAATCTGTTATACCTGATGTAGACTTTTTCTTTTTGATTGTTCCAAAGTTAGAATATCCACCATAACTTCTCCAATCTGTATTGATAAAAGACTTCGTTGCTATTGGCTTATGCTTAACTTTGATTTTATCTACTACTGCTCCGTCTTTGAATTTATAGATAAAGTTTTGTTCAAGTCCATATATCTCACTTAAATTACAATACTCTAAAGGAGTTTTTAATGAACTGAAGTAAGCATTTCCTTTTTCGTCTCTACCTACAAACAAAGGGTTTTCTCTACGATAAGCATAAAAGAAACCATCTCCACATTGAAATAATGTAGCCAACTTTCCACTAAACTTACTTAACATTCTCATATTTCCTGTTTTGTTAAGTAGTTCAAATATCATTTGACTATCAACTTCAGTTTCTGCTATGTTGTATTTGTTACCTACTTCCTTGTAGTTTGATAAAACTCCGTTGTGACAACCTATCCACTTACCACTTTTGAAGGGGTGGGTGTTTTGCTCGTTCTTTGCTCCGTGAGTTGCATAACGAGTATGTCCAATTAGTTTTCTTGTTCTTACTTCTTGCAGTTCTTGGTAAAGTCCTTGACTTGTTCCTTGAACTTTGACAAATTGTTTATTGTCGTGATACCCTGTTGAATGTCCACCTCTTGTGTCATTCTCTAAAAATAGGATAGATAAGATTGTAGGGTCTGCTAAATCTTTTCCGTTGTATCCAATAATTCCACACATAATTTTTAATGTTTTTTGGTTAATATCTTACAAACGTATGCAAGATTTTTTTATTACGAAATTGTTTTTTCTTTTTTTTTAAGCCGAGGGGGAAGGACAATTACAAACCTCCCCCCATCAACTTGGGGGACTACTACAACAAAGTCCCTTGACTACCTTCAGGATTGATGAATGCTTTCTCAAACAATTCTTTCATTTCTGTCTCTCCATTAACACCACCTAAATTATTAAGTTGTGCAGATGAACTGCAGAAGTGTTCTCTCCCTTTTTGTCCAACCAATCCCATTGACTTACCCTTACGAGTATGACAATCATAAGCAAAAGCAGGAATATCCCTTTTACCTGATTTGGTTAAATTCCAATAATGGAAAATTGCATTATCTACATAACGAGACTTCTTTGCTCTTACACACATTAGAACTGCGTGAGTAAATTGCAATCTTTGTGGCTCGTGCTTATCCTTTTTCTTTTTAAGAAAAGTGAATACTTGATACAAACTCTGTAGATTGGATATTAAATTAGGTTCTGCTAACCCAATATCCTCACTTGCGATAATCAACATACGTTTCCAACAATACTCATCATAGT